GAATTGAAAAAAATGTATGAGGCGTATCTGATTCTCATTCAAGACAATCCAAGATCAGCCATAGCCCCAAATAATGTGTACACACAAAACAACACACCTGGATTGGAACTTTTGAATGAATTATTCAACAATGAAGATTTTGTTGGATTCGTAAATGATTTGATTGAAAATTTTGAGTCTGCTGGTGTAATTTTGGACGACGATGATGAAGAGGAGTCACAGGAAGCCCCAGAATCGTTTATAAGCCCTTCGGCTGAAGAACCCTCCGAGACACCACCCAAGAAGAAGAAACGCCGTAAAATCAAACCAGAGACTAATAAGATGCCTTATAATCCGGAGAACCCACCGGAAGATCCTCAAAGTTGGTCTGACGACCCCAAAGATTACATTTAACGGTCGCCACTTACATCTGAGGGAACAGCATCCTCACCATCGATCCAAAGATCGTAATACGAATATTTGAAACTGCAGGTTGCTTTCTGGATGATGGCATCAGTACTATCAGATTGGAATACCAAGCCATTCAATTTTACTGGGATGATGTAATGGAATGTTGCTTGCAAAACTTCACAGTTATTTGATGGATCAAAAAGATAAAGATTGGCAGAGTGATGCCAACTTTGGTATAGAAGATTGTGATCAACATCATTTTGAATATTAGTAATGTTGCGAATCCAGGAATACAAATTTTTCCAATTTGTCAAATCTGAATCTACAATGAATTCAGTATTCAAAAGTTCAAATCCAGCACTCATGGTGGGAACAGGTATGTTCACACCCAAGGTTGTTGGTTGCGGTTGATCCGGAATGGAAATTCCCGGCAAATTTGCACGCTGACACATTAGTTCCATTTGCTTGGTTCCACGACCAAAGATCAAACGGAAATAACTGTTGTAGAGTGGATTAATGTTTGTTGAACATAAACTCATACAAATATTTATGGTAAAACAAAAACCTCCCGATTTCTCGGGAGGTTTTCGAAGGTTAGGTTAAATTACCAATCAGACAGTGTTGCCGTGTAGGTTTCTGACTTGAGTAATACGGTAGTATTGGTTCAAGCCCTTGGTCAAGACTTCACCATCTGGAACACCGTCACCATTGAGAACGAATGGGTTCCCAACGATGCCGTAACGGGTCTTGAAGGCAATTCTGGGTTGGAAAGTAGCGGGATCTACAGCACGGACCATTTGTAGGGGTACATATGGGCAGTAGAAGAGACCTGCATCGTATGGTGATTCACCCTTATAGCCAGTGACGAAGAAGTTCATTCCGACTGGGCTGTAGGGGTCAATGTATACGCGAATCTTGCCAGAGAGGATACCTGCAAAGGTGTTTTGGGTATCATCAGCATTGATCTGAGGAGCGATGGCGGGGCTGAGGCTCATGAAGCCAGACATGGCTAGAGCAGCAGCGGTATCGCTGTCACAGATGATGAAGTTACCCTTACCACGGCGAGTTTCCTTGGCGATGGTGTTGCATTCACGTTCGATTTGGAAGCTGAGGCCACGGAAGCGTTCAGCAGACCAACGACCGTCTGAGTCAACGTCAAGATTATAGATGCCGGGGTTGGCAAGATCTTGTTGTTGTGAACCATCCTTGGCGACGAAGTAAATGCTGCGAACGACTTCGCGGTTGATTTCAGCAAGAATTTCTGTGCTGAGAAGATTTGCGAGTTCGGCTTCAGCATCTAGACCGTGAACAGCCTTGAGGTCTTGTGCCAATTCGACAGTGTAGTTGCTGCTTAGAGCGCGAGTCTTGGCTTGGACAGCAACGCGGTCGATTGAGAATGCCATTTGGTTCCATGTGGCGTAGTTTGCACCAGCGTATACAGTACCAGCCTTACCGATTTGCTCCCCTTGATCTGTCAAAATGCCACGAAGAGCATTTAGAGTACCATCGTGACGATAAACACTGTTAAAGGTGAATCCACCGAGACCGGCTGACAATCCACGACCAGCTTGGAATCCAGCTGGCAATGTCCAACCTGAACCACCGAATTGTGCTTGTGGCTCTTGGAACATTGCTTCGTTTGCGCTTGTGTAAGCAGCAGCCTTGGTTCCTTGTAGTTGGTAGTTGGCGCGCATTGCGAAGATGAGGCCAGTTGGGGCGGTCATTGGTTGAACGCCGCAGATGTCGTAGGCCATCAAGTTTGGCATTGCACGACGGACCAAAGAGATGAGTACGGGATCATAACCAGCAACAGTTGGGTTGTTGCTGTAGTTCATGGGCATGCCCAAGTTGTTTGATCCCATTTCTTCGGTGAGGTGTTGAGAACGGAGCGATTGCTCTTGGTTCTCTAGAAGGACGGCAGTGACTTTCTTGCGATAGTCATCTTGAATCTTGGGGAGTGCATCGTGGCCGAGCACTGGTTCCCATTTTTCCGTTAAAATGTCATATGGTGTATTTTCTGCGAATTGCATTTTAGTGTTTTCTCCTGTGAGTGAAAATATTTAGAAATTTAAAGTTTTAGACCTTTTTATGAAGTCTACCCAAGGCTCCAACATATCCCTCTACGAGAGTCGTTGGGTTACCCTTTACTGGTGTGAAAGTTTGCTCAGGCTCAACGGTACGAGCAGGAGCGACCTTTGCGGTGTTTAGATAATTTTCCTTGATGGCTACGAGTTTGTTGCGGTATTCTTCTGTAGAACCGAAAGAAACGCTTTCCATTAGGTTTTGAAGTTTGGCGACTTGAGTGTCAGCGAGGTCTCTTGTTTCGGCAACGAAGATTCCAGCGCACTCGGTGAGTTCAACTTGCTTCTTGAGGTTGATGTTATCGTTGACGGATTCGTTCAACTTGGCTTCAAGATCGCGAGTCTGTGCATAGAGTTCATCAAGAACGTTGTACTTCTCATTGGGAACGTCGATGTAGTGGTTCTCAAAGAGGTTCTTTAGACCGCTGATGAAGTTCTCGGCAATTTGAGTCTTGATGCCTTGTTCAACTGCAACGGCGTTCTCGGTCATCCATTCCTCAACAACGTAGTCAAGGTAGTCATCTACCTTCTCTACGAGTGATTCGGTGACATTCTCAAGATATTCCTTGACGTTACCATCGACACCTTCAACGATGTGGGCAACGGTCTTCTCTACGCGGTCAGTGACGGCGGCTTCGAAGATTGCTTCAAGTTTGCTGACTACTTCTTCGGAGGCAACTTCTTCACCGAGAAGTGAAGCGAGAGCAGCACGGAATTGAGCACGGGCCTCTTGAATCATGGCCTCGTCTTCGACGCTTTCCTCTACTTCGGTGGCTTCTGACTCTTCCTCTTCCTCGGTTTCTTCCTCTTCACCACCTTGTTGTTGTGAAGCGGCCATTGCTGGAGCAGCCTTGCCCATCATGCCCATGGAATTGGGAACGATTGGAGCGGGGACACCGGGAACGGCAACGGCACCAGCAGCAATTGCGGGGGCAGTCATTGAGCCCCTGCCTGTTGCGTCCATTGAGCCTTTTCCGGTGGCATCATAATCGCCTAGACCCATTGCTTGGGCAGCGGCTTCTGAAATTGTTCTTTTCTTGTTGTTCATGTTAAAAGGATCCTTAAATGTAAAATTATTTATAATGCAGAATTATTACTCAAAAATCACGGATATGGTATACCGTATTTTTGTGCCTTATCTCTTCTTTCTCTATCTCTTATTGCATCATCAACATCGTCACGTTCTCTTTCAGCCTTGGGTTTTGATTTTGATTTTCCTGGTAGATAGAATGGAACCCATGGAGATCCAGCACCTTGTGCGACCAAACCCATTTGATTTTTTGCAATGTTTGCTACCTGTGTGTCAAACCAAGATTTTCCTGTCAAATCTTCAATTTGACCACCCAATTGACCCAATAAAGTGTTAGATCCTTTTAAATTTCGCAATCCAGCACCAAGTAATCCAAGACCATAAAGACCGGCTGCACCCATAATATCTTCAAAACTAGAATCACCCATTGTTATTTCACCCACACTTCTTTCATAATCTTTTCCGTAATATTTTTCAGGTTTAGCTGAAGGCTCACTTCCCCCAGAACCAAACCCACCAGAAGTGGTTTGCCTTATTCCCGTTTGAACACGTTCTTTTTCTTCTTTTTTCTTTCTTATTTTTTCCTTCATCTCACCATATGGATCTTTGGAAGCCCAATTTGATTTTTCAGTTCCAGGTATATCAAGTTCAATTAAATACTTTTTCTTGTACTCCTCAATATTTTCAAACAATTTTTCACCCTGATTATCTTGAATTTTGCTTTCAAGCATCAAGGTGAGGTATTTTTGCGTGTTTTGAGGAATTTTTACTGTCATGACAACTTCTTGAAGTAATCGTTGAATACCTTGACTATATTCTCTTGCAAATCTCTCTTGGAGGAATTCTTGATTGTCTTGACGGCCATTTCACGATCTCGCTCCGTCCACATGCCATGCTCAAAGACCCATTCCTTGCCTTCCATGATTCCATTTACGAAAGCATTTGGCGCAGAAGGATCGGCTACGATGTCAATGGCAGCAAGCATGAAGTCTTCTTGGACTTCTTGGTAACCATTCTTTGGACGAAGCGATCCCATGCCTCTGGTTGAGACACCGAGTTGGGCACCTTCATCGATGAGGTTCTTAACGATCTTGCCCATTGGGGTGTCAAGAACCTTGGCCTTGCCATAGACGTTGCGACCGTCTTCGTGGAGTTCCTTGATTATGTGCGATACACGGTCTAGGTTGACGGTTGGACCAGTTGGGTGGTTCAATTCACCCATTGCACGGCCCTTTTCAACATACTCGGTGATGTATCGACCACATTCCTTCTTGAGGATTCCTTGTGGATATACACGACCATTTCGGTTTTTCACATCTGATTGCATGAAAACACCTTCGATGAAATATGTCTTTTCACCGTTGCCGATGTTTTCCTTGATGTACTTTACGTCCTCAGTTAGTTCCGTTATTAGCTTCATTTTTTGTTCCTAGAATTGTCTTGGCGACAGTCTTGTATTGCTCTTCCAACTTGCTGCCAATCTTGGAATAAAGAACCTTGGCAGTGTTGTCCTTGAACGACACGGCGTTCTCTTGAATGGCGTTTTTTAGCATTTCTCTGATTTCGTTTTTCATTGTAGTTTCCTAGTTTGTTGAGCAAATTCGATGTGTTGTTTGAAATTCAAGCTGTTTGCAAAAATTTCATGAAGCATTCTGTTTCTATTTACTGCACTCAAAGTTTCAAACAACTCTTTGATCAATTCCTTTTCATTTTCAGTAATATTTAGAACTGAACCATCTTTGAATGAAAACTTTCCGGG